GGGCGATCACCCATGCGGACTTATTTGTTTATTTGAACTGTTAACCCAGTTCCAGTAATAGGCGTTTAATCGCGCCCGGCACGATCTTTTAGAGATGTATGCGTTGCGATTAGATGTCGCACGTATTTATCTTGTTAAGATTTTGACCGTGACTCCATTACGGAGTACTTAAACAAATTTGTCAGCGTTTTTTGACTGTAGATAAACTGTATCTACGATCACAAATGACAGTACCATTTGCGAGGCAGATGAGGATGAGCTAGGCAAAGCTAGGAATCCCATCACCCAGGACAATTTCCCTGGGCCTTATAGAGCATTATGACACGTTTCCTCAGACGTGAATGATTTTTGCTCACCCCCCCGGAAGGGGGGCAAATCTTGAGCTACAAAGTATAAATGTAGCCACTTCTTCGTCACCACATGAGAAGTTCAAACAGGTGACACAAGCTCGATTGCTGAGAGGTGAACAGCACTATGTATCGAACACTTTTACGAAAGTGTTTCCCGGAGCATTATAGAACCGGCATAGCTAAATAAGCCTGCTATGAAAAGATGGCATTTTGCGCTTCCAATTTCGGATTAGTAATTTTAATACAAGACCCTGCAGAGTGTGTCCACTTTGTGTTTTAATTACACTAAACTGACCTTATTACTTTGGTCACTTTGGTATTCGGATTGGAAGGTAGACTTAATCGTCGACCCCTAAGATTTTCTGTTAGGAATTAGCATAATATTGAAAAGATGTTGTGTGAAATTTGTACTATATGTTAGTTTGAAAGACTATATGTCTTAGCTAGTATAGTGCATGAAGTACTTTACGACAATTTTTGTGAATTCATTGATTGTATGTTTAGGCTTCACCCTATATTTTAATTGATTGAGAGAGCATAGTTTTGCCACTATTTAACTCTCGAGGATTTCGGGACAGCCAGGTAGTACTGGTCAAACCGTAGGGGAACTTCCAAATGATTCAACGAATCGGGCATAACCCGGTCGTTGAGTCTATGGAAGTACGCATATTTGATTTAACTAAATATGAATACTTCTTATGACTCTCGACCCACAACACAGCCTACTGCCATGGCTTTTAGTTCTAATGTAAAGGACTGTGTACGAACTGTTGAAGGTATTGCAAACCTTTTGAACTCTAATGTAAAGAGCAACCAAACTTTCACTTATAATCTCATTGAAGAGATTGGAGTCGTTGCACGCTTACGGCGTGCCCGGCGTATCTATCAAAAAACTGTTGCAGATAAGGTGTTAGTTTTGACTCAACTTGAGCGTAAGTTTGGTGTGTCAACCTCTCCACTTGAGGAGCAGGCGACTACTACACTTGATGATTTGAGGAGTACAATTTTGAATCTTGGTTATGACTCCACTCTTGCTACAGCCGATTATGGCCACAAGATTATGAGCGAACTAGAAAAGATTGTATTTTTGATTGAGTCTTTGAGGAATCAAGGAACATGGACAGGTGTTGCAGCAACAGTAATGTTGTATTTGCGCACACAATGTTCAGAATCTTTGTTCCTCGTGTTGAAGGAATTGTTCGATCAATACTTCGACAACGACCCTCGATTTTACAATGCGATGGAAGAACATGCATTGGATGAAGTCGATGATGAGGCGCCGCCTGATTTGGCGCCAATTGAGGACGATGATGTCCCAGCAGTGAGAAAAATAAAACAGAAACTGTCTAACAAGGCAAATTGGATGGATATCTTTAAGACTGCCACTTCAAATTGGAAGTTGGCTATCAATAATGAAGGTTTCTCTCATGTTTCTCGTCTTATCTCAATGTTGGTGGGCGTCGGTATGATTCAAGCAACATCACTGCAGTGTGAAGTTGCAGGAATCAAATTGTTCTCTGGTCTATGCGTTCCCAAAGTTGTGGGAGCGTTTGATCTTCTTGATGCATGTATGAATTGCATCATTTTCTTTGTGGAAGGAGGTTATGAATGTATACAAACTGGGTCCATTAAACCATTATTATTTGGTGAAAAGGACTTTTCGGCATTTGATGATGATTTTATTGAATGTAAACGATTGTTTGACTATGCACAACCAGGTAACTACCACATGATAGACGCTGATGAGAACAGTGTCGTCAAATTTATCACAGTCACTATTGAAGAGGGAAAACGTTTATCTCAGATAACACGTAACCCCTTTTCCAAAAAGATGATTTTGGATCGTATTATGCGTATGCAAGAATGGCTTTCAGTTTTGGAACAACACCGTTTGAATGCGGGAGTTCGTATGAAGCCGTTTTGTGCAGTTTCGTATGGTTCTACTGGAGTCGGTAAGAGCACAATTGCTCCTTTGCTGATGTACCATATTTTGGAGCCAAACGGTTATGATTCATCTGATAAGTCTTGTGTGATGCTAAAAGCGGGTGAAAAATTTGAAGAAAATGTGCGTTCGTATATCAATGGAGGATATTATGATGATTTTGGTAATACAAAGCCAGAATTCACTCAAGAATCCCCCGTTGAATCTTTCAGAGACACTGTAAATACTGCATGCACCACAGCACGTATGGCTGACCTTGCGTTGAAAAACAAAGTCGCTAAGCTGTTTAAAGGTGTAGTAGTGAGTACAAATGTGAAAGATTTGAATGCAACAAAATACTCAGAGGAACCAGCATCTATTACACGTCGTGCAGATGTTTTTCTGACATTCCGTGTTAGGAAGCAATTTGAAACGCTTGGAATGCTGGATTCCAAAAAGGTGGAGGAACATTATAATGGTGATGTCCCACTGATCCCCGATTTGTGGGAGATTGACATGGAGGTATCATGTCCTCTACCAAATCCTACACCCGGCAGGTGTGCCGTTGTAGGTTTCAAGACCATCGTTTGGAATGGTCGTCCGCTGAAGAATGTCGATATGCAGACTGCGTTGCAGTATATTGTTTCGGCATCGCGTCATCACTTTGCTATGCAGAAGATAATGATTGAGCGGAGTACTGGTTTGAAGGGTAAAATTGAATGTTGTCCTACATGTAAAAGTTCTGTTGAAACTTGCATTTGTGGAATAACCCATGTGGTTAGTTATGCTGAACCAACATTCACACCAGCACCAAGCCAGGCAAAACGGCCTACATATCCTAATCAACGCAAAGAAGCGAATTTGAAGAGGGATGATGAACAACCGTTTTCCAAACCAAAGGCATCAGGTAAAATTTTGAATTATCTATTACCTGAAAAGAAGCCTGATCCACTTGAGGAACAAGCGGCAATGGAAGTAATTTTGCAACATGCAGAGTACTTACAGAATTTGTGTCGTTATCAATTTAGGTGGGCAGTGCCACGCCGGTGGATACGCAGTTATGCTATTTTGCGAGTCGTGCGTCAAATTATTATGCGACCTCGTCTTGTTTATGCATTGGCTGCAGGTGTCCTTTTGCCATTGTGTATATCCAACAAAGCTTTTATGTTTTCTGCTTTGTTTGGGTATTTGTACTTTTTGTACGTAATATTTTTGTCATATGTATATATTGTCGAGACAAATGTTGCGAATCAAGTGCAAGCACGATGGCACCATACCAAACACATGGCTACCCGTACCGCATATATTTTGGGTACTGGTTTAGCAATCAAGTGTATTTATGATATGGCTAGAAAATATGTGTCTCTACGTACTTTGCGTACACCACTTGTAGAGCACAGCTACTTGAACCCTACTGATAAGGACATTAAGGAACGAGACGCAAATGATTTGACCCCTGTGATTGCTGAAGAGCAGAATTGGGCAAATGTTGCTATTGCTCCCCTTCCCAGTAGTGAACAATCAAAGACCATTACAGAGGATGATTTGATGGAACTATGTCGCACTAACACTGCGTGTGTCGTTGTGAATGACAAAGTTGTTACAAATTTATTCTTTGTGTGCTCAAATGTAGCTTTCATTCCCACCCACTTGATTAAGAAGTGGCAAGACAAGCTATGTTATATTGTTCGAAGCGATGTTGGTACAATCGGCGGAAATTTCAAGACATACCTTTCATATAGTCACAGTGCTCAGATTCCAAATACAGATTTGAGTATAGTGTGGTTGCCGAATGGAGGGTCTTGGAAAGATCTCACAAAATATTTTCCAACTGAAATTGTGAAAAAGGACTGTGGTGTGCGTATCTGTGATAGAGATGTGCTTGGGCGCATCAATAACCATAGAACGTTCGCCAGACAAGGAACTCAACAATTGAAATCCTGTCAAGCTTTTGGCTACAGTTATTCTATTAACAGTTTTGTTGGTATGTGTGGATCTCCCGTGATGTCACAAACTATTGCACCCATGATTATTGGAGTGCATGTCGCTGGTGTTGTAGCGGACAAAATGGGTTTTGCATCAGCGATTGCTCAGTCTGATATAAAGTATGCCTTGGAGCTACTAATGGAAAAACCGAGTATTTTGTTGGCACACAGTGATGGAACTATTCCTTTTAATCTTTATGATGTGAAGATATTGGAGGAACAATCTATTCACTTTAAAAGCCCAGTGAACCGATTGGTAGTGGATGATACTACACCCAACATGAAAGTTTACGGATCTTGTCAAGGGAGAGCTACATACTATTCTAAAGTAAAGCCTTCTATTATTTCTCCTATTGTAGAGAAAGTGACAGGAGTCAAACAGCAATGGGGTGCTCCCAAATTTCACAAAGGTAATGCTTGGCAAGAGTCCTTGACTTATTCCAGCAAGCCTTCATATGGTGTTGAACCATCATTGTTGGATAAATCTGTTGTGGATTATTTGTGTCCTATCTTTCGGTTGTTGGATGGACGACCTGCGTTGCGTGCAACTGCCCGTCCTCTTACAAAAATGCAAATTGTGTGCGGCATTGATGGTGTGAAATTCATCGACAAGATGGATCCCAACACGTCATGCGGATTTGCATTACCTGGACCGAAGATTAATCATATCATTTATTTTGATCCGGCGGACTATGAAGGTGTTCAATGTCCAGCTGATTTGGAACAATTTATTTGGGATGAATATGGTATTGCTATCCAAGCTTGGAAAGTAGGAGAGCGGTATCATGCTATCTTCAAAGGTTGTTTGAAAGACGAACCAACACCCTTGGATAAGGATAAGGTGCGAGTTTTTCAAGCGGCCCCAATTGTGTTACAGATTGGAGTGCGCAAGTACTTTTTACCCATTGTGAGACTGATTTCATTGTTTCCTGCTTTGACTGAATGTGCAGTAGGTTTGAATTGTGTTGGTCCTGATTGGGAAGAATTCCAAGCGCATATTAGCAAATTTGGTAAAGATCGTATCTTAGCTGGTGATTATAGTAAGTATGATTTACGCATGCCTGCTCAAATTACATTTGCAGCATTTAAGGTATTGATTTCAATTGCCAAATATTGTGGTTATTCAGAGGAAGATTTAACAATCATGAGAGGAATTGCCACCGACATTTGCTATCCAACTATTGCATTCAATGGAGATTTGTTGCAATTTATTGGTTCCAATCCTTCAGGTCACAACTTAACAGTGTATATTAATAGTATTGGTAATTCTTTACTATTTCGCTGTGCGTTTTTCTCCATGGTAAAGGGCCACACTTTCAGGAGTGTATGTGCTCTTGGGACTTATGGTGATGATGCTAAAAGTTCTGTGAAGGAGGGTTTTGATCAATTCAATCACATTTCTGTTGCAAATTTCTTTGCTGAACGTGATATGAAGTTCACAATGCCCGACAAAACTTCTACACCTACTCCTTATATGAAGGATGAAGATGCTGATTTTCTGAAGAGAATGAACAACTACATTCCTGAGTTGGGGAGACACGTAGGAGCGTTGGATGAGAATTCCATCTTTAAGAGTTTACACGCTAATTTGATGAAGAAGCGTGCATTAGCCAAGGAGTTGGCTGCTCAAAATATTGATGGTGCTATTCGAGACTGGTTCTTCCATGGAAGAGAAGTCTTTGAAAAGCGTGTTGCTCAGATGAAACAAGTCGCTGAAGAAGCAGAGATTGACCATATGTGTCATATGCTCAATGAGACTTTTGATTCTCGAGTAAAGGCGTGGTTCGATAGGTACGAACCAGAAGACATGGAGAGTCTTTAAATATCCCACTGTGCGAATGATCGTTGCACATAAAGTTGAATAGATCTGTATATTTCTGATTACCACGTTTTATATATTTTTGTATATTATTTGTATGAGCGGAGGCTTTAATGTATATAGACACTGTCCCCGTGCAGTACCTCTATTTAGGGGAGGGCTTAGTCAACCCAATGTAAATATACGCCCGACTTTCTTTAGTCAGAGAATGATCGGTGTAAATAAATGGACTACTTCTAAAATGAATGTAAAAATAAACTCCGAGTCTTCTGAGACTCAACAACAAGTGGTCAGCTTTGCTGATCAAACCGAACAGTGGACATATTCGATTGATAATCAATTGGATGATGTTCACAGGACCGTAGATAGTAATGATGCGGATTTGAATAACTTCTTTTCACGTCCCATTAAGATTGCATCCATCAATTGGACTGTTGGATCGACTTTCGGTACTACTATCAATCCATGGCAGTTATATTTTGAGAATCTACGCGTTATTAATCGTATCACAAACTACAATGTTATGCGATCGAAATTATGCGTTAGAATCATGATTAACGGTAACGGATTTCATTACGGTCGCGCCTTAGCTTCCTATCGACCATTGCACAATGATGATGGTATGGTGGCATGGCGGTATGGGCTAGTGCCTCAAGACACTATTGCAGCATCTCAACGTATGCATGTATGGATAGATCCCACAAAATCCCAAGGTGGAACTTTGTGCTTACCATATGTGTATTACAAGAATGCTATGAGTGTTCCTGAACAGGATTGGCGTGAAATGGGAGAATTGGATATTGCTTCTGTTACAACTCTAGAACATGCTAACGGTGGTACTGACTCTGTCACTATCTCCGTGTTTGCGTGGGCTGAGGATGTTGCATTATCCGTTCCTACTATCGCTGAACCTGGTGCACTTGCTCCACAAGCTTTGGAACAACACGCGAATGAAGCAGATATGGCATCTAAAGGACCTATTTCAGGTCCTGCTGCCGCTGTCGCTAAAGTCGCAGGTACATTGAAAAGTGTACCAATGATTTCAAAGTGGGCTACAGCTACCGAAATGGCAGCTAATGCTACCGGAACGTTAGCACGTGCCTTTGGAATGTCTAAACCAGTAGATACTGGTCCGATACAGTCATATAAGCCTACTTACACTGGTAATATGGCTAATACAAATGTGTTGGATACATCTACAAAATTAACTTATGATGTTAAGCAAGAACTTACAATTGATCCTGTTGCAACGGGCTTAGGCCCCGCAGATGAGATGTCAATATCAAGTATTGCTTCACGTGAAAGTTATTTGACACAATTTCAATGGCAAACTACTGATGTTCCTGAAACTCTACTATGGAATTCATATGTATCACCTATGTTATTTGATACAGCTGCCCCTACGTTGGGGACTGAATATCATTATACACCGATGGCATATGCTGCCCTTCCATTTGAAAATTGGAGAGGTACCATTAAGTATAGGTTTCAAGTTGTAGCATCATCCTTTCATAAGGGACGATTGAAAATCATTTATGAACCATATTATAATCCATTAGGTGCAAGTGAATACAATGTGCAATATACACATGTTATTGATCTTGCTAAAGAGAGGGATTTTACGGTTGAAATTGATTGGGGACAAGAATACTCGTTTTTGGATCATCGAGATCTGGGTACAATTGGATCCCCTTTTAGCACGTCCTTTTTGACGGGTGCTCGACATGGACAGGTTAACGGGCTAATTGGAGTATATGTTGTCAATGATTTGACGACACCTAGTGCTACGTTGAGTGATGTGTCAGTACTTGTCTCAGTATGTGCTGGTGATGATTTCGAGGTTGTGAATCCATCTAACAATCTCCGTCAGGTTACTTTCTGGCAGCCTCAGGCTGCATTGGAAGAGCAATCTGATATGGAAGTTGCAGATGCAGATTTTACAACTGAAGAATCAGCTCCAGTTTCTGCTGATACAGAAATTACTATGTCACAGCCACTACATATGGAGAATAATGCGCAGCGGATTTACTATGGTGATCCGGTTACGTCAGTTCGGCAAGTGCTTAAAAGGTACTATCCATACCGTGCGTGGTGCTCTACGTCGACTGCGGGAGATTCTGTCATGCAGTACACTCTACCGGACTTTCCGGCGTATAGAGGGTACGATACAGGAACTCTCGCATTTGACAACTCTGCTGCTCCAGTCGACCCAACTCCTTATAATTATACTCTCACTACTCCTCTGAATTGGTTTACGCCAGCCTTCTTGTGTAGAAGGGGAGGTTTACGGTATAAGTATGTGTATGTTGGGGATACTAGCCAAAACCAGCTCATGTCAGTGTCACGTGAAGCTGAGCCTGTGGGATATACTGCATCTGTTTTGACTAATGGAGGTGGTGCATCTGAATCTGCAGCAGCTGCTTTAGCTACTGGTGGAATGATAGATACATCAGCTGGTATGATAGTCACACAGGTGCAACAAAATCCCGTGTTGGAAGTAGAATTGCCGTTCTTTTCCAATTTGAGATTCTTTCCAGCCCGTAAAAAGAATTTCAATTCAGCTGGACAAGAGACTAACAAATTTCACAGATTGTTAGTTCCAAAGTCCACAACGGCAACAAGTTCCAAAGCATATGCATTTGTATCAACTGGAGAAGACTTTTCATTGTCTTTCTTCCAAGCGGTGCCTGTGTTTTGGAACAGAAATACTCCTAGTCCTAGCCCTTTTGTATAGGTTAGGAGTATAAAATTAAGACTGCT